TCCCTCCCACGGATTGCCATCAACATTCATCTGAACGAAGCCATTCACGTCCGTTCCATTTAGCGTAACTATCTCCCAACACCCCGCCGAACCAACCGTGGTGCTATTGCATTGCGGAGTAATGGTGAGCGTCGTCGTTTGTGTGCCGACAGGACTGACAGTAATGCTCTGTGGCGCTGAAGTAACTTGAGCATAGGTCGAGTTACCAAGATATTTTGCGGTAACGACGTGATTTCCTAGAGACGGGGTGCCCCACCAATACGTGTCCCACTGAGCGTACCCATTGGAGTCGAGGTTCCATGTTCCCCAACGACTTCCGTCAACGTCGAACTCCACCAGACCACATGCGTAGTTGCAGCCCACATGGGCTAAAGCAACGGCATCTTCCGCTGTGCTGAAATTCGACGGCGTAAACGACAAACTTATGCTCGGCTGTTGATTGCCAATAGGGTTGATAGTGATTGTGAAATCTTTCGATGAAGGTGCGAAAGCCGAATTGCCTTGATAATAGGCCGTCACAGTGTGTGTCCCAACGGTGAGGTAAGGACTTGGCCAGGAAATTGACCACATGTTGTAAAACGCTGGTATATTGCCGTTTCCATCGAGCGTCATATCAGGGATCCAACCATGTCCGTCGATAGTCATCGATACGCTGCCGCAGGCTGTGTTGCAGCTGACATGAATCAGGAGCTGAGGTGCTTCTGTGGCGGTGAACGAATCAGGGCTGATTGAAAATGTCGTTGTCGTTGGCTGCAGGCCCGCAGGTGCTACGGTATAGCTCGCCCCTCCTGACGAGGCCGCATGAGTAGGATCCCCTAAGTAGTTGGCTTGTATCCAGTGTCCGCCGACGGTAAGCGCGAACGCCGGAGCCAAACTCGCCGGGATAGAGACAGTACCAGTCCCATTCAGCGGTTGAGTTCCGAGATCCTGGCCATCGATGAGCAGGTCCACCGATCCGCATGCGGCGTTGCAATTTACATGAACCGTAAGCGTGGACGAACTGTCCACCGCTGCACTATTCGGGCTGATCGTGACAGTTGTTGTCGTCGGAACTGGTCCTGCCTGCGTTCCCTCAACGGCGATCGCTGTAACTCTTCCGCGACTATCGTAGGATCGCACGTCCGACAGAGCAATCTTGTTAGCAGTGCTATCCACGCCATAAAAAGCAGCAGAGAGGCCGCCGATAGGGCTGTAAGCGACCGTTGCGTTGAGAGTGCTCGCGACTCCAGGATCCGCCTTAAAGAGAGTATCCGGATGTGTACCGTCTGCCCAGGTGCTGACGACGCTGGAAAGCCGCCCGGCACCATTGTAAGAGCTTGTAAAGCCGATCTGGGGCGATTGCGAACTGCTAAGACCGTTATCGCTGTAAGTTAGGTTGCCGGCAGGATCATACATGTATTGCAATGAGCTTGCGGTTGCGCAGGGGCTGAAGGCGCACCGGCTCTCCTTCGTAATTCGACCCATCGCATCGTATGTTGTAATAGTGCGTACTGTCAGTGCACTCGCCGAGGCGGCAGTAGCGTTCTGTGGGCATGCGGTCGTATATGGCTGGGTCCATTCGGAAGCCAGCCGACCGATTCCATTGGTTGCAACGGTGTCATATAGATAGCACACCGACGGAGTCTTGCTTGCAGCAGTACTCGCTGGACCCGAATAGCTCTTGGACAGCATGCGATTTAGCGGATCATAACTATAGCTTGTCGTGATACCACGAAAGTCGGTTTTGTTGGAGAGATTGCCGTTCGCGTCATATCCGGTGCCTGCAGCACAATTTGTGCCGTCTGGGGATACTCCCCCGGTAGTCCCGTAGCAGATCCTCCCGGGCTCGGGATTATTTGACTGAAGCAGTCGCGACAATGCATCGTACGTGAATATCCGCGTGCGACTGCTCGAGCAAGAAGACCCAATCGTATCGGCGCCCCATTGGTCGGCACACAGCATGTTACCGAGCGCATCGTATTTGTAGCTCGTCTTCAGTGCCCCTGGTTCGATAACATAGGTTAATCGGCCCAGCCCATCGAATGTTCTCTGCCAATGATTTCCGCTTTCATCGACGGAATCGGTCCATGTACCACCTACGAGACCTTGCGCGTGCGGAGTGCAGGTTGACCCAGACACATTCGGCGATTGGACATTGTCATAGCAAAACTGACTACTAGTGCCGTCTTGGTTGGTGGTCAGTACTGGCCTTCCTAGGGGATCGTAATTGAATTGAGAATATCCCCAAGTCAATTCCGAGCAGGATGTCGGCATCACACCCACCTCCGAGGAACATCTGGTCGGGTTCCCTTTTTGATAAACCTGTCCCTGCCCATCGTAGATGGTATCGACGTAATCGGTACCGTCGGGATCCGTCGTCAACCGAGTTTGGACCACGTGCCCCAAGCCGTCGAAGTATGACGTGCTGGTAATTCCTGATGTCGTAGTGCTGACGTTTGCACCCGCGTCATCATAACAATAGGTCGTATTTCCAATAGGGTAATCAACCTCGCTCAGGCGGTTTAGGCTGTCCGTGTGAGCGCACCCGACTGGAGGAATATTGTATTTATACGTAGTGGTCTGAGAGTTCTCATCGGTAGAGCTTGAGAGCACCCCCATCGCATAATCATAAGAAAATGTCTGGTTGTGACCGAGTGGGTCAGTGATCTTAGTCAGATACGAGTTCGAATTGCCAAGCGAATTGGAGCCGCTGTCGGTGTAGAAATATGTGGTCGTGTGCGAGCTACCCAACATATCCGAGCAGCTGGTGTTCCCGCATGGGTCTGTGGCGCTGATCCGTTGCCCCGTTTCGTCGTAGCTATACGTCGTTGTGGGGCCCGCACATGGCCAGCTAGTGCATTTCACCACTTTCGTCACATTGCCTCGAGGTACCTGCTTAATGGCAGCATAATTTGGATCACGCGTGCTGATCGGACTCACAGCAGTTGGCACCGGGGTTGTAGCGCCCGCGCCACTCGCACATACGGCAGTACCCCCATCTAGGTAAGCGTCGGTTTCCGAAATTATGCTGCCGGTCGTATCGCTGCCGCTATAAACAATCTCCTGGCAAGGGACGGTAGTGTTGAAATAATTGAATACCGTAGTTCTACATCCCGCTGCGTCTGAGTTATAACATTCCTGATCTTCGTGCAACAGGCCGGCTGCGTAGGTCAAGGTCGCTTGATATACAGTGTTTCCGGATCCCGTTGTGCGCTGCTCACTGGTCATCAAATACGGATCGACCCATGTCTTGCTGACCGACATCACATTCTGCGACGACGGATTCCCCCCTGTTCCCCACTGGCTTGTAACAACGCTTTGTTCAACTGGAATCTGCACCGGTAATTGGGGCCCGGTAGGAAGCGGCGACGTGACTTGGTTCACGGACGAGTAGGTGTATACCGTTTGAGAAGTCTCATGGGTAAGGTTATCTGTGGTTTTGACAGTGGTTGTTTTCGATCCCCACAGATAATAGTCCGCCCCGGGAGTGGTCGAATATTTGAATTCCTGGATGAGCGCGGCATCTCCTCCGTTCGTGTACCCCACCTCACGTTCGACAACTACTGGGGCCTGATACCAGTAATCGCAGATGCCGCCCGTCACCTGCGCTGAGCTGCCTGGCTGGTACCCAGGCAACGAAACGAAATTCGGGTATTGGGACACATCAGCCTGGTAGGAACCCGAGGAGTTCAGGTCCCATTTGTACTTCACCCAACCTCCGTTGGGGTAATCGATCTCATTCACCAAGCCATACGTTCCATCATATTGAAACGTGTATGCCTGGCCATTCGGGAGATAAATGTGTTTTAACACGTTTAGACTCGTGTCATTAACTTGAAAGCTTGCGGAGCAAGCCATAGGCGGCCCCGGGGGGTTTACCTGATTACTGTTAGCCAGATAGCTTGCTGTGGTAGTTGCATAGTCGAGCGTATACGTCAGACCTCCAATCGCATACGATTGCGGTACTGTTGAATTGACGGGGTAGTTTATTTGCTCGGCAGTTCGCCCGGAGGTGTCGGTCAGCACCAGTGAGCTCAATCCGCCGGAGCCATTTGGTTGTCCACCGGAAATGTTAATGACATTACCGTTTCTATCCTCGATCTTGTATGGAAAGGGAAAGGTGGATACGGTCCCATCCTCGGGACTTGCGTATAAGTTCGAGGCGAACCAGTAGACCGTACTATCCGGATCAGTAACGGTAAACGCCGGAGCCGCGTTAGGACATCCTGGAGTAGAACTGCTATTAACCGAACCATTGCATTGGCAGGGGCTCCCATTGCAAATGTCACTAAGTTGTGCAGTGTAGCCGTAGATTACGCTCTGCCCAACAGCAAAAAATCCCGTATTACTCTGACAGTAATTTGGATCGGCATAGCCGCCAGAACCGCCTGCCGGCGAAATGGCGGTTAGTCCCGCCGGAATTGACTCGCCGCGCGCATTGAAGAATGTATAAGAGCTACTAATTGAACACTCTACAGAGAAGGCATCGCCGGATTGTGTTTGCTGCAGCGAGGATACAGCCGCGTAGGGTACCGTATCAGTCCAGCCGTTAAGAGATCTATCTGTTCTGACGTAACCATCACCATCCATCACAGACCTGGCTGTCGTACCACCGGAATACTCCTGAGTGGCCATGTGATGCACAATGCCGGAGTTGTACATAATCGAAAATGGCAAAGTAATTCCACGGCTCGGTAGTGTGGGTAGCTGAATGGAGATACTGAGACTCCCATTCGCGGGGTTCACTGTCTCATTGAGTCCCCTGACGTAATCATGCCCCGCTCCAAGAGTGGGGCGCATGACATCGCTGCTCAGGGGTACATTCTGCGCTAAGGCATTCGACATTGAAAGCAGTGCACTGGCAAAAGCCACAGCCACCCAGCGTTTCATTTTAGGTAGTCCTCTCTCGCGGCATGGGAAACATGGAGTTCTCTGAATGTCATTGCGGGTGGTGGTTCAAATGATCGTGATGAGCAGATACTCATATGGTGCTGTATCCCCATCGCCATTGGATCGAAAGGCACCACAAATAATTTCTTTCCGAGTCGTGTTGCCCATCCCCAAGTGCACGAGAGCGCGTTGTGATTCCGACTAAACATAGATTCCAGGGATAGCTAAGCGCGTCACTGCGCGGTGACGTCTTTTTCCAATGGGCGCGATTACAGTGTGAAGTCCCTGCTGTCGATGCGGCTGGATAGTCTACCGAAACTACTCTGCAGGAGCCCTATGCAAGAGTTCGCACTGAAGCGAACGTACGTCCAATAGTGGGTTGCTGATGTTGAAAAGGTGGCCGACACTCAAAATAGCTTGCGCCCACTTTCGTGCACCGCTGCTCACTTCGCTATACCACGAAGGAGCTATTGCCGATGTACCAGCCGCGCGAAAAACGAAGAAGCATCTACAGCGCCGTAGGAACTATCGATCTGCTGCCGCGGAACTGGAGACGTCAGCTCAAACGGCTTACACGATTGAGCGCTTGCATCAATGCCGAGCCGAAATCGATTGGCTTCTTCGGTCCCCCAGATGGTTCCCGGGAGCACCCTTCTTGAATGGCACACTTTTTGGCGGCTTCTTGCAGCCGACCCCATAGTCTCTGATGCGATTACCAAGTTCGCTGTGGTCGCTCACCGGATCACCTCTGCATCCCCGTTGTATTAGCTCAGCATGGAGGTTTCTCTGACCGCGAAACTCTGGCCTGATTCGCTGTGGATCGCATCTCGCTTGGTTCGGCGCTGCCAACGCCGAATGATCCTGTCGACGCACAGCGGATCTAGTTCCAGGCCATAGCAGACCCGCCCAGCGCGTTATGGATCCAAGGGTCTTGTGGATGCGGTTTGAGACATGTTACGGGAAGATAGCTTACTTTCAAGGCTGCAGTTTGCGATCTCATAATGTCATTGCTGTGCTTGGAGAACCAAGCTGAGTTAAAGTCCTATGTAACTCACTAGTGCGCAAATCGTGTTTCTCGGGCGCGCGCCCGTGAATGCTGTCGGCGCGCCGAACGCCGAATCTTGGCGCCCATACGAACTCCGCGACAATCTCACGTTAAGGCCGACAGCAAGTTCCGCTTTGAGCAAGGCAATTCGCAAGTGCAAGCGAGGTAAGGTGTACGAACAGTGGGCGGCCTCAGTGCTGCCTGCGCGTTTGTAAGCGATCTAATTCTGGTACGGGGCGGAGGAGGGCTTCGATCAACCGTGTCAGGGATGGATCCGAGGCACTCATTTCGGCCGGAGCCTGCCCCTTTCCACCATTTCTGCAGGGCGTGCCGATTCTGAGCGGCATCGACCGCGACCCGCGCTAGCAGCAGTAATGAAATCCAGCACCGCACGGCAGACGAGCGGCGAGAATCGCTACTGCGCCCGTCGTACATTGAGGCATGCGCTTCTTCGTCGGCGGCAGGACTGGGACTGGTGGTCGCTTCACGCGTCCCGTGCAAACGTCGACGAAGTTAATTTCTGGCGTCCGTCACCTACGGCAGGATTCTGGGCGCATACTCCGTGGGCACCGTTTCTATTCAAACTGCATGCGCCCAGGAACGCGATTGCTAGAGGATCCTTTTTCAGCAAGTTTGTACAGATGCCCGTCAGTTTGACCTGCGATGCCTTTAGAGAAGCCAATTGGGCGAGATCAAAATCTGAAGTCAGAGCTAGGATCTCGAAGTATCGAAAAACACCTATTGCTCTCGGCGAGAACCCTACAATCGGGTGCATTTTGCTAGAAGAGCCCTTCTTCTGGCCGCAGGACCTGTGGATCGACTCCACTCCCTATTTCAGTCGAAAAGTAGTCAGCGGCAAGACGTTCGATACCGCGGCTCAACTCGATGGCAAGCTCTGGTCGGCCGTTCTTGAACGCTTAGTCGCAATCCAAGAGCGCATCCCGGTCGAGGGCCGGCCTGAATGCAGTAACGAGCAGCGGGTTTGGCACGCCTCATCTCGCGTTCCCCAGACTCGGTCAAGGCTCTTTCCTAATTCTGGTGATGGATGCGTACGGCCGAAGGTGGGCAATGACTGACGAGAAAACCCTACTAGTCCTCGATGCTGCGCACATCAAGCCGTACGCGATCGTTGGTAGCCATGAACTCTCAAATAATCTAAGTGGCCCACATAGTCGGTTATCAGCTCGACTCCGTGCAGGCAGTCTCCTTCCGTGGCTTGGCCCGCCTTGCTCGCTCTGCAGCGGCCATCTAGCTCGCGCTTCGGGCATTCAACTACTGTCGAGCTTTCTACGACGGGAAGAATCCAGTCTTGCTAGGTCTGCCGGGACCACGTTGCGCGAACGTGTCAGTCAGTATTTGTCTCGCTTGTTGAAGCCCACCACCCTCGCTATCGATCTCCTGAACGATGGACTCAGTGTTCAAACCAACCGTTCTGAAATTTTTGATTTCACATTCTAAACCGTTTAGCTGGATATCGCTTTCGGTACCGAGCCTCGCGCAAGTTTTGCTACCGTCCCCGATTGACGAACCCTATTTCCGTCGTTTTTACTTACATCCATTCATATCAGCTCTGACGGCTGTCAAGGGGCGGTCGGAGTCGGGCCTCCATTTAGGTTCCTCACTCCATGACTGCACAGTCTGATCTCACCACGAAGATCCCGGTTGCTCAATACGTCCGCATGTCGACGGAGCACCAACAGTACTCGACAGAGAATCAGCAGCTTGCAATTTTGCAGTACGCACAGACACATGGGATGACCCTGGTCCGTACATACGCCGACCATGGTAAGAGTGGGCTGGTTCTCTCGGGAAGATCAGGACTAACTAATCTTTTGCAAGATGTGAGATGTGGAGAGGCTCCGTTTCGGGCAGTTCTTGTCTACGACGTAAGCCGGTGGGGTCGCTTTCAGGATCCGGACGAGGGAGCGCATTACGAACACGTTTTGAAACAGTGCGGCATCCAGGTCCACTACTGCGCCGAGCCTTTTGCGAATGACGGGAGCCTTCCGTCCGCGTTGATCAAGACCCTAAAGCGAACAATGGCTGGCGAGTATAGCCGCGAGCTATCGACAAAAGTATTCATAGGACAATGCCGACTTATTGAGCTCGGCTTTCGTCAAGGCGGACCTGCTGGCTTTGGATTACGAAGACATCTAGTCGACGAAGATCGAAACTTCAAACTGGAACTGCGGCCAGGGGAGCGAAAGAGCATCCAAACGGACCGCGTGATACTTGCGCCTGGGAGTGAAGAGGAAATTAGGGTCGTCAAACGCATCTTCCTCTGGTTTACAGAACGTGGATACACAGAAAGAGAAATTGCCGGATTTTTGAATCAGGAAAAGGTGTTGACCGATTTTGGCCGGGCATGGACGCGGAGTACTGTCCACGGGATCCTGACGAACCCGAAGTATATCGGCACGAACGTTTACAACCGAAGTTCGTTCAAGCTGAAACAGATCCACGTGAAGAATCCACCGGAGAAGTGGATATGTCGCCCGGAAGCCTTCGAGGCAATTATCCCTCCAGAGCAGTTTGAAAAAGCCCTCACAATTATTGCCGAACGCAATCGACGGTATACAGACGAGGACCTCCTCGCACGCCTGAAGCAGCTTCTATTATGCGCAGGCACTCTCTCGGGGGTGATTATCGACGAAGCGGAGGATATCCCGTCCAGCGCGGTTTACGCCTCACGGTTCGGAAGTCTTCCTCGCGCTTACTCCTTAATTGGGTGGGATTGCGGTCGGGATTACAGATATCTGGAGATCAACCGGCAGCTCAGAGAGCAACATGCGGGGCTCGTGAAAGCGATCTGGGCTGAGTTGAAGACAGTCGGTGCCTCGATTTCTCAGGATCGTAAAACCGATCTATTGACGATCAACAATGAATATAGCGCGTCGTTGATTCTTGCCCGCTGTCGGGAAACTTCGGCAGGCAGCCACAGGTGGATTATCCGTTTCGATACAAGTCTCAATCCGGACATTACAATTGCCGCGAGGCTTACACCGGCTAATCACGAAATCCTTGACTACTATCTTTTGCCGTCAGTTGCAGATCTTGGCCCAACTCTCCGGCTCGCTTCAGAGAACCCGCTTTTTCTTGAAGTCTTTCGGTTTCCGGACTTAAGTTTTTTTATGACTCTAGCCAAGCGAACACGAATCGAGGTGGCAGCGTGACCGAAACTCCGATCGAACTGATTCCCGTAGATAAAATCCGCATTGTCAATCCAAGAACAAGAAGTAAGGCCGTCTGGCTAACAATCGTCGGAAGTATCAGATCTGTTGGGTTGAAAAAACCAATTACTGTAGCGCGGCGAAAACAACCAGATTCTGAAGGACGATTGTTCGATTTGGTATGTGGACAGGGCCGACTGGAAGCATTTGCCGAGTTGGGAGAACCCGATATTCCGGCAATAGTTTCCGAGGCTTCCAAAGACGATCATCAACTGATGAGCCTCGCCGAAAATATTGCCCGTCGGCCACCCTCCAACAAAAGCATCTATTTAGAGGTGAAACGCCTGCGAGAATCTGGGTATACGTCCCCAGCCATTGCGCGAAAACTAGGATTACACCGCACGCATATTCACAATATCGTCCGGCTGGTTGAGTGTGGAGAGGCAAAGCTGACAGAGGCCGTGGAAGCTGGACGGCTGCCAGTCAGCGTCGCCGTGGAAATTGCAACAGGGAGTGACGAAAGTGTTCAGCGTGCTCTGATGGAAGGCTATGAAAGCGGCAATATCCGTGGCTCACAAATGAGAGCGATACGATGCATGATGGAAAAACGCGCTGAAGATACCAGGCCTCTCAGCAAAATAGAGAAGAAGCCACTCACCGGAGCTGCATTAGCCGGGATTTTCAAAGCTCGGGTAAAGGAGCAGCAACGGCTTGTTCTGAAAGCCAACGAAACTGAGCAACTTCTTCTCGCAATCGCCTCTGCAATGAAAGTACTGCTTCACGACGAAGACTTCTTGACGCTCCTTCGCGCGGAAGATCTTTTTGATATACCTGAGCAACTCGCTACCCGAATTGCGTAGGAGGCAGACGATATGAATCATCCAATCGCATTTCAGCAGTACATTGTCTCGATATCTTTGGACCTGATACTGCCGCAACAAGAACTCTCCGTCGAGACTCGTAAGAGCATTTCATATCGCTATATCGCGGCCTCGATTAAGGAGATCGGCTTAATCGAGCCTTTGGTGGTATTCCCCAGGTCGGCTACCCAGTACCTTCTGCTGGACGGCCACACTCGCCTGGACGTGCTAAAAGCCCGTGGAGATAAAAGTGCGCGATGCATCCTGACTACAGATGATGAGGCATACACATATAACCGGCGAGTCAACGCGATACCTCCGATCGCTCAGCACCTAATGCTGCTGGAGGCCCTCCGGAATGGCCTGAGCGAGGAGCGAATAGCGCGCTCTCTCCAAGTTGACGTATCGGTTATTCGTCAAAAGAGGGACATGCTGAATGGAATATGCCCTGAAGCTGTTGGACTGCTGAGAGACAAAAAGTTAAACGCCAATATCTTTACTTTACTGCGGAAGATGAAACCGTTCCGACAAATTCAAGTAGCAGAGCACATGATCGCAAACTCTAGCTATAGCGTTACTTTTGTGAAGGCTCTACTGTATGCGACACGACCTGAACTTCTCATTGACAAGGCGCGGTCGCCACATGGGTCGAACGGGAGCGACGCATCGAGGAACCTCCTGATTCAGGAGAGCGAAGAGCTCCTTAGAGGACTCAAGAGCCTTGAAGATTCATACGGTAAGAATGCACTTGCTCTCACGGTCTGTTATGCCTACGTCGATAAGCTCCTAGAGAACACTCAAGTGATTCGCTATCTTGAACGAAAACACAAGCAGACCCTCGACGCGATACGATTTTGCCGGGCTCAGAAGAAGCTCCAAGCTAACCGCACCGTCCACAGAATTAGCGTGGCGTGATTACATCAACTTATTGCATTGCCTTTATCTGCTTGAGCAGACGCTCTCGAGCGATTGCGGACGAGGATCAATCATCGTCGTCATCATCGTCATCTTTCGCGAGCTGCTCACGACCCTGGTTAACAATCCATGCGAGTTCGTCGTCGGTTAGATCGTCTGCTTTGAAAGAGCCAATCCCAGGCTTGGTTCCAGGACTCTGCTCGGTCTGTGCAGCTTTGCCCTCAGCTAACTCCAAGAGTTTAAAGAGGAGGCGTTGTGCCTGGATGTTTCCCGCAGCCGCTTTGTGCCACACCTGCTTAACAACCAGATCGATTTTCTTGACCCGCTTGGGTCTCCCGTTCTCATTGATAGGCACCTCTAAATTGCCCTCCCGTAGTAGTGTCGAGTGAAGATCTCTTGGCTTTTTTGGGCGGCCGGAGGGGTTTCCCGAAGCGCCTTTTTGGAATTGACCACTCTTGGGCGGCTTGCCATACCCAATCTCGTAATCTGGAGTTTCGTCATCTTTGGCCATATCTTCTCCTTAGCTTTCCGCTACTGCAGTTGGTGTCTGCTGATATCCCTGCGCGGCCTCTCTGGCCGCAAAGCTCTCTCCCGATTGCACGTGAATGGCAGCGCGGTTGGTGCGTCGTTGCCAGCGCCGAATGATCGAGTCGACATAGAGTGGGTCTAATTCCAGGCCATAGCAGACTCTCCCCGCGCGCTCAGCAGCAATGACCGCTGTTCCTGATCCAAGGAACGGATCGAGAACGAGAGCCCCTCGGGCAGTTGAGTCCTTGATCGCATCAGCAATGAGCGCGACAGGCTTCGGTGTTGGGTGTAGGGCAAGCAGATCTCCATCCGGTCCCGAGCGCGAGAAGGTATTTGCCGAGGGATAGTTCCAGACGTTGGTGCGGTAGCGCCCGAACTTGCCCAATTGGACATTGTTGCGGTGGGATGCTCCGCCGTGTTTGAACAGGAAGATCAGCTCATGTGCGCTGCGATAGAAGCTTCCCATCCCACCATTGCTCTTGGCCCATACGCAGAGATTCATCAGTTCGCCATAGGCGCTGGTTCCGGCCGCCAGCATATGGTTGATATGCCTCCAATCTATAAAGTAGTACGCTAGCGAACCGGGCCTGCTGCTTTGTTTCGACAGGGACATGGCCTTGCGTAGGAACTCAGTAAACTGCCCTGAGCTCATCTCCCCAGAGGCCATGGCAAACTCCCGGTGACGTGTCTTTCCGAGACCGGTGGCATGCCCATCGATTACGACGTTGTATGGTGGGTCGGTTATGACCAGGTCCGCTTTCGCTCCATCCAGCAGCAGGTTATAGCTTTCAGACAAGAGCGAATTGCCACAAAGAACGCGATGCTTGCCGAGCCGCCAGAGATCGCCGACGGCGGATACCGCTGACGCTTCAATCTCGGGTAGACGGTCATCCGGATCGGCTTCATGGGCGCTCTCCAGGCCACCGATCAGAACGTCGATTTCTGCGATCTCGAAGCCCGTGACCTCAAGCTCGAAGTCAAGCTCCATCTCGGAGAGCACTTTGAGCTGTTCTCCAAGGAGCCGCTCATCCCAAGCAGAATTGAGAGTCAATTGGTTGTCTGCGATGAGGAACGCCGAGTACTGCGACTGGTTCAGGTGATTCAGCTTGATGACCGGAACGGTGCTCCAGCCAAGTTTTCGTGCGGCCAGCAGCCGTCCATGCCCAGCGACTACGTTGTGACTGTCATCGGCAAGAATCGGAACGTTGAAACCAAATGCCTCGATGCTCTGAGCGATCTGGCCTACCTGCTTCTCGGTATGAACTCGGGGATTCTGTGGATGCGGTTTGAGAGATGCTACAGGGAGGTAGGTTACTTCTAACGCTGCTGTTTGTGATCCCATTGCTTTCCTCTTCTCGGCTCATAAAGGAGCTGGTTGAAAAATGTCATGGAATCAATCACTGCGCAAATCGAGCTAACAACAATTTTGGTATTTCGGCCCAGTTGATTTGATTAGGGTTAGTCGGTCGGGCGCCCGACGTCTGGCGCCCACGGCTCTCTGGCGCCGGCCGGTTATCATTGGCGCCCATCTTTATTGAAGCCGCAGATATGGGCGTCCCGCGTGGGCGCAGACACTCAAAATGCCCTGCGCCAAGCCAAACTGCGAACTACAAGGGACCGGATTCTATCCCGCCCGGGGCTCCTGGATACCCTGTTCCTATGTAGCCCGAGCTATGAGGTCGTCACTTCGATTTGCTGGCGGCAGCCCAGCGCTTTCTTTGCGCGGCAGCGATTCTCGCGCGGGCTTCAGGGCTCAAGGAGCGCCTCTTTCCCGAAGTCGATAAAAAAACCGATCCTTTCGGACTTCCTACGCCCCTTTTCATGGAGCTAGAAGCCACTTCGGCTAGAAGAGCACGAGCTCGTTGAAGCTTGGCGATTTCTTGGTCGATTGCGGCAAGAATGCTTTTTCCATCCATAGGCACATTGTAGCGGGACAAACGTTAGCGCCCTAACTGTAGCCACGCCGGAATGACTTGACTGTGTGCCCGAGCAGAGCGTCACTGTCACCGCGCGGCCAGGTAAGCATGGCCCATGCCGCTATCGATGTACAACGAGTCACCTTTGCTCAAAATGACCGGCTCATATTGCTCAGTATGGACCTCTATCTTCCCTTCGATGACCAACAGGAACTCCTCCCCAGGGTGGCGAATATAGTCCCCGAACTCGTCCAACGTCTTATATTTGGTGCGCCCAAGCATTGGCGTCATTGTTTTGTGCCTTAGCGCGGTGTTCAGGTACCAGTAAATATACTTCCCGGCTTTGACTGAGATCCGGTCTTTGGGGCGTTCAACGCTGTGGCGCGCGGTAACGTTTGTGCTTGCATCATCTGCATGGAATAGGCTCGCAATATCGATCTGCAGCCCGCTCGCTAGCTGAGACAGCTTGTCATAGGTGAGGGACATCTGGTCATTTTCGACCTTGGAAATGGTCGAGCAAGCAAGCCCCGTAAGCTGATTGACATCAGAAATTGTCAAACCGAGTTTTTTGCGCGTACTGCGCAAGTTCTTTCCGAGGCTGGTTCTTAAGGATTTCTTCATGTTCACCACACTTCTTCAGGTTTGAAGATAGCGTATCGGAAAGTAGGTCCACCTGCACTGGCAGGCTTCGCGGCCGTTCGACGCGGTGCTGGAGCAACTGCGGCGCGGACATTGGAAAATCGTGCTCGGTGACTGGCTACTGAGCAGCTTTCATGTGAGTTCCAGCTTCGTTCTGTTTGGGCCGGAAGCGTCGATCAATAACGCCGCTTTACTGATGACTATGTGCCGAGCAGAGGGTTACCCTCACCTGGCGACCAGCTCAGAACCGCCGCAAGGAGCCCGAATGGATGACATAACAGTCGAAAAGATCCAAGAATTATCCACTTGAGCCAGCCTCAGCTTGCTGCAGATCTGAGATATCAATTTATGTGAGCTCAATGTGATATCAGCTTCAAGAGCGACTCGAGTGGCTGGCAGTTCAGCACGTCTGCAGCCTGGAGTCCCGCCCGCCGCGCCTGCTCTATTCCGTAACGGATAGTGGGATATTCCCCAGTACTGTGTGAATCAGTCGAAATAGCGATTCGCACCCCTGCTGACTGGACCAACCTGGCGTTTTCTGCTGAAACGTCGAGTCGGTCAGGGCTTGAGTTCAGCTCGAAGAAGTGTCCCCGCTCTTTTGCATGCCGAATGATGCGTTCGAAATCGAGCTCATATCCAGGTCGCTTGAGGAGGAGTCGTCCTGTCGCGTGCCCCAGAATTGTGAAGTAACGGTTGTCCATCGCGCGTAATACACGCTCCGTTTGGTTCTCCCTGTTCATCGCAAAGCGGGAGTGGATAGAGCTGACCGTGTAATCGAGTTCTCTCAGAACATCGTCGGGTAAATCCAGAGTCCCGTCTGAGAGGATGTCGACTTCTGCGGATTTCAACACGCGGAATCCGGACAGGCGTGCATTAAGTTTGTCGATAGTGCGGATCTGCGCACGCAGATCTTCGATGGATTGTCCGTTCGCGATCTTCAGGCTGGGTGTGTGGTCCGTAATGCCAACATATTCATAGCCGAGTTCTTTGGCAGCTGCAGCCATCTCCTCCACAGAATCCCTTCCGTCGCTCCCAAAGGTGTGGGTGTGAAGATCTCCGCGAATATCCCGCTGCGTGACGAGTTTTGGCAATGTACCCTTGCGCGCTCGGCTCACTTCGTCGAGGCCCTCCCGGAGTTCTGGAGGAATGACTTCCAGGTCGAAATGCTTGTAGAAGATCGCCTCGTTCGGGAAAGAGGATGTTTGAGCCACGGATCGGAGGTTCCCTGTGACGCGGACCAACTTCCGCAGATGAGCCCCTGAGCCTGTGGCGCGAACCATCCTCAGCCCCCATTGGTCCTTGTCGGACTGCTCAATACACAAAAGCGGACCAGAGGAAAGCGAATATGTAGCCGTTGTCGCCGTGAACTCTATGAGTGGCGTGCGGCCACCGTACCTCTTCATGGCTTCTACCAGTGCATCAAAGTCAGTCGCTATGACCAGAACATCCAATCTGCTGATGGTTTCGACACGACGACGATACTCGCCGACAATCTCTACGCGCTCTGCTCCGGCTTTCTTCAGCAGAAATGTCTTGATCGCCTGTGCGATCGGATGTGCGTGGTAGAGGAGGATCGTTTCGGTGTCGACAAGCCCCAGCCGAACGTGCTGGGCCATGCGAGTGCCGAACGTTCGCTCCAGTTCGCCGCTTTCGAGTGCTGTAGACAGCGCTTCAATATTCGAAATATTCAGCTTTTTGTAAATGCGCAATACACGTCGGGGGTCGAGGCGAGGATGATCTATGAGGCTTGCAAGTTCAGGACCTACACTCGACCGGAGCTTCTCTAGACTCTTGAGGGTTCCCGTCTCCACAATCTCGCGAATTGCTCCACTTATCGCTGCTCCTATACCAGCGTAGATCCGCAAATCCTCGTTGTTCCGGACGAGTTCATCCACGCTTTCGCCCAATCCACGAACCACTGCGGCGGCTCTACGGTACGCCCGAACCTTGTATGGATTTGCCTTCTCCACAGTTAAGAGTTGGGCAAGTCCGGAGAGACGGTCCGCGATTTCCGAGTTGCTCAGTGGCTCGGACTCGCGCGCTCGATCCATGGCTTTTGGATGCTCATACACAGGAGGTGCAATTCCAGCCTTGCAAGCTGCAGGAATTTGCCCCGAAAGCTAGCGCTTGTACCTGCAGAAATAGCCTTGACTGTGTGCCCGAGCAGAGCGTCACTGTCACTGGCGGAGAAGGTGACAGCCGCCCAGGAAGACAGAATGGACGCCCTAATAGCCGAGACAATTGAGAAACTACCCACGTTAAATAAGCCTCAGCTTCTGCAGATTTGGGCTGAGAACTTCAAAACCCCACCTCCACCGAACCTTCGGAAAGATCTGATGGTGCCCATCCTCGCCGCATTCAGGAGCGGGAATACGGCGGCCTATCGCACAGAGCACGGGCTCGGTTGAAGGAGATCGGCCTATCTCTCCGGCCCCAGAAAGGCCCCGTTCGGAATATGGATTCGGCTCCTGACACCGGGACCAAGCTGATCCGGTCCTGGAAGGGCGAGGTTCATGAGGTTGTGGCCAACGGAACCGTCTACGTGTACCGTGGCAAGACCTACTCCAGTCTCTCGAGGATTGCTCGCGAGATCACCGGAACCCGCTGGTCCGGCCCACTGTTCTTCGGAGTGAAGAAATAGATGGTCCGATGCGCGATCTATACCCGCAAATCCTCCGAAGAAGGCCTGGAACAGTCGTTCAACTCGCTTGATGCGCAAAGAGAAGCCTGTCAGGCCTACATCCAGAGCCAACGCCACGAAGGCTGGAAGGTGCTGCCGGCCCGATACGATGACGGTGGATTTTCGGGCGGCAATATGGAACGACCAGCCCTCAAGAAGCTTCTCGAGGACATCGCCGCCGAACAGATCGATACCGTAGTTGTATATAAGGTTGACCGTCTGACACGGTCTCTCGCGGACTTTGCCAAGATCGTCGAGCAGTTCGATCGGCAGGGTGTCAGCTTCGTTTCCGTTACCCAGCAGTTCAACACGACCACCTCCATGGGCCGGCTGACCCTCAATGTCCTGCTGTCGTTTGCTCAATTTGAGCGGGAGGTCACGGGAGAACGGATCCGTGACAAGGTGGCTGCCTCGAAACGCAAGGGTATGTGGATGGGCGGTGTGGTGCCGCTTGGCTACGACATCGTGAACCGGCGCATGGAGATCAATCCAAAAGAAGCCGATACCATCCGCCAGATCTATCGTTGCTATCTGGATTTGGGTTGCGTCTCAAAGCTTCGGCAGCATCTCGATCAAATCGGCATCCGGAGCAAGGAGCGCGTGAGCCGTGCCGGGCGACGTTCGGGAGGGAGCGCAATTTCCCGGGGCGCTCTGTACGAAATCCTAAGAAGCCCTCTATATATAGGTGAGGTTCACTATCAGGGGTCCGTGTACGCAGGCCAGCATGAGGCTATCTTGGATCGCAAAACATGGAATCAGGTCCAAACCCGACTGGAAGAGAACTTGCAGGCTCCCAGAAGGGGGACGGGGCTGGCGAGGAAGAGCCTGTTAACGGGGTTGCTTTACGACGCAGCCGGCCACCGCTTTGTTCCCACACACGATTTCCTTGCTTCTCGCTTCGTCGCTAACAATGAGCAGATTTGGAACCGTGACAGCTTCGAGCGGGTTACGTTTTCTGCCAGCTCTTTCGACGCAATTATGATGTGCCTTGAACAGATTGAACGGGGCGCAGCCGATGATTTCATTCGCAATGTGTATGACTGGAACCTTTACGGCGTTGGCTACTCGTTAGGAGAGAGTCGCAGAGACAACATCTCGTCCGAAATGACAACGGTCATTCTCGCAATGTTTGCTGAGAGACGATGGGACCCGGTCCTTCCTAGTAGGCAAAGCGCGATCGACACACTCCAGCAGCTAAGACAAAAAGGTGCAGCTTCATTCTTGAGCGCGCCCTCCCTTGAGGAGGTCTTTCAATTAGTGCGGGATCATCCGTCCGGACCAGATACACGGTGGTTCGACGTGTGGAAAGCCCTGTTCACTGTTCTGCCCGGGTCAGTGGTAGAGGACGAATGGGTTCGGCGTCTGGGAAACCCTGACTCGGTCGAGGGTTGGACAATCGCCAATGTCCTCAAGAGAGTGTATTTATCCGACCGACAACAACAAATATTGAGAGATTTCCTGTCGCACGATGATTCGGTAGTACGTTGGCGTGCGGCGCATTCGATCGGTTCCTTTCCATCTGAGGACAATGCCTTGGCTCTGATTGAGTTGATAGATTTTCACGACAAGAATGTGAGATATGGCGTAGTCAGGTCTCTACTGGAGATGGCGTCTCGCGTCGAGGGGCATCTACGGAACACGATCTTCGATCGGCTGAAGTCCAAAAAGGACGCAATCGTTGAGTTTCCGTCCGTTCGCGAAGAAGTTCGAAAGTGTGTGCTGATTGCCAACGTTGCAAATCCGTTCGAATGGCGCGAGAGATGTCTGAACTTGATGATGGAGCTTCTGCCTTTCGAATCTGACTTTGCTCGTGAACGATGGGGAAGAGCTATACAGCAGATGCTCGACTTATTCACGCACATTGAAGGGGTGGTCAATGCTTGACGGGGGGGACGCTTTGCTGCGCAAAGCGTGGGACGTTCGAGAACGCGCGCATGTCATTGGCCCGACCAAGGTAGGTTGCGCTATTTTGTCCGACGGTGGCCGCATACATTCCGGATGTAACGTTGAGCACCGGTATCGCTCGCATGATGTTCACGCGGAGGTAAATGCCATTACCTCCATGGTGGCGGGCGGTGACCGGAACATTGTGGCGCTGGCAATCGCCGCTGAGCGAGAGCGCTTCACTCCTTGTGGGGCTTGTCTGGATTGGATCTTCCAATTCGCGAATCCCGAAGCGGCGATAGTACTCTGCCAATCCCAACGTGGAGGCCCGATAACGAGATATTACCTGCGCGACCTGATGCCTTACTACCCACGGTGAATGTAGCGCTTCACCTGTACTCCTCGACCCGGCTTAGGATGGCTAATTCTTGGTGCGGAGAGGAAGCTGGGTTCCGCAGCCTGGTGGCCCAGTTCTCGGAGGGTAGTCTGGTGAGAAGTCGTGAGTGGTGTGTGGGCGAAGAGAAGGGAACATAACTCAGGGCGCCGGTGCCCACCCAATTCACGTTCTCCGCTAGCACTTATTTAGCCGGACTTCGCACATACTCGGCCGAATTCCGCGTTAGTTCAGCGAAATTCGGCCAGAGAAAGAAAAGCTTCAGACTGTATGGCGGACCGAATTGGATGCGAACTCCGAGTACCTTTCTGCCGCCAGAGTCTGCTGATTTTCCCGAGAATCCCGCTCACATTGGCCGAATTTGCCAGGTGGAGAATTTGTGCGATGTTTCGCCGGTGATTCGCCTCTCTCAAAGCCGATGCTCTGCCGACGCTAATCACCCTAAATCTAGCTTGGCTGGCCCGCAGTGAAAGTCGGCGTTTGACTCTGCGGACGAGCAGAGCGGAAATGGACTTGCTTCGAGGAGGCAAGTCATGGGTAAGAACAAGATAACGAAATCGAAACACCCCAATCCAGAGGCCGTTCATCGGCTCTTGAAGGAGCTACCAGCGATGGATCCGAAGGCGCTCCGGAAGCTTTGGTACGATCTGTTCGGCCGAATAGCCAGTCCGGCTTTATTCAGAGCAACACTGATCCCGATCTTGGCCTATCGCATTCAAGAGAAAGCGTATGGCGGGCTCAAGGAATCCACTCGCAAACGGTTGCATGAACTCGCCCAGGATCGTGTGAACGGTAAAGCCATTCGGACGATGATCCGACCGAAGATTGGCACGCGCTATGTGCGAGAGTACGGTGGCAAGCTTCACGAGGTCACAGTTCTTGCGGCTGGATACGAATATGAGGGAGAGGTTCACCGCAGCCTGACGGAGGTAGCAAAGGTCATCACCGGCACAAAATGGTCCGGGCCGGTGTTCTTCGGTTACAAGCGGCCGGGGAAGGGAGCGCAAGCATGATCCCCCGCACCCGTTGTGCTATCTACACCCGCAAGTCTTCCGAGGAAGGCTTGGAGCAAGCCTTCAACTCACTGGATGCCCAACGCGAAGCCTGTGAGGCTTTCGTGAAAAGTCAGCAGCATGAGGGCTGGCAGGCGATCGGGACTCACTACGACGACGGCGGATTCACCGGTGGGAACATGGAACGTCCTGCGCTGAAGCGCCTTATGGCCGATATTCACGCGGGCAAGGTGTCGGTCGTGGTTGTTTACAAGGTTGACCGGCTTACCCGCTCGCTGGCCGACTTCGCCAAACTCGTCGAACAGTTCGATAGATACAACGTCAGCTTCGTTTCGGTCACTCAGCAATTCAATACAACGTCTTCGATGGGTCGACTCACGCTTAACGTGCTGCTGTCTTTCGCACAGTTTGAACGCGAAGTCACCGGCGAACGCATCCGCGATAAGGTCGCTGCTTCGAAGAAGAAGGGGATCTGGATGGGAGGTTCCATCCCACTTGGCTATGACGTGCGCGATCGCCAATTACAGATCAACGAAGCGGAGGCCGCAACCGTGCGCACTATTTTCGACCAATATCTGAGGTTAGGCAACGTCAACCTCCTGCGGGGATGGTTGCGTGAGAATGACATCCGCAGCAAAGCAGGGAACAATTTCTTCGGCGGTCCGCTCTATCAGGTACTGCACAACCCGGTTTATATCGGCCGCACACGCCACAAGACGAATACCTATCCTGGCCAACACCAGGCGATCCTCGATTGCGAAACCTGGGACAAGGTGCAAGCGCTGCTCGCCGCGAATCGCCAAGGCGGAAAACGGAAAGCACGTGCAACCAAGACCACTCTCTTTACCGGGCTCCTCTTTGACGCTGAAGGCACGCGTTACACGCCGACCCACGCCACAAAGAATGGCCGACGCTACCGCTACTACACTTCACAGGCAGTAATCAAGAAGACAGAAAAAGTTGAGACTCCCACGCGTATTCCAGCGCACGACATAGAATGCGCGGTGATTGAACGCCTTTTGAAGCTCCTTCGTGAGCCAGGGGACTTGGTCACGAGCATCCGGGATGATTCCGAAAAGGGAGTGACTCAGCCCGGCGATTTGTTCACAAGGATAGTCTCCGGCGCGACATCAGCCGCAGCAACTTGGCAAGCCCTCACCGGCCCAGACAGAGAGCATTTCCTCCGGGCGGTCATCGACCGCGTCATCATCCACGCAACCCGCGTGGAAATCCGAATCCGTGTGCCCCAATTGATCCAGCAACTCCTCGGAAACAACTCGAGTCGAGACGGAAACACGACCGTGTCACCCCAGGTTCACATGCAACTTGTAGCCTCGATCGACTGTCCT